TACACCGCTGGCGATCAAATCAATCGCGCACTTCGCCTGCTAGGCGTATTGGCCGAAAATGAAACGCCATCGGCAGCCATGTCGCAAGACGGTTTGATGGCGATGAACCAGATGGTTGACAGTTGGAACACTGAGCGCCTGTCTGTCTTTTGCACACAAGACCAAACTTTTACCTGGCCTGCCGGCGAGTACATCCGCACGCTTGGCCCGTCGGGCGACTTTATCGGCCTGCGGCCTGTTCTGTTGGACGAGGCAACGTACTTTCGTGACCCAGGCACCAACGTGTCGTTTGGCATCAAGTTCATCAACCAGCAGCAGTACAACGGCATTGCGGTCAAGACCGTAACCAGTACCTACCCCCAAGTGATCTTTGTGAACATGGGGTTTCCTGACGTTACGATGTCGATCTACCCGCGCCCGACACGCGATCTGGAATGGCACTTTATTTCGGTTCAAGAACTGAGCAACCCTGCCACACTGGCAACTGATCTGTTCTTTCCGCCAGGCTATCTGCGGGCGTTTGCCTACAACTTGGCGATGGAGATTGCGCCAGAGTACGGCGTCGAGCCGTCCCCACAAGTCAAGCGCATTGCCATGACCAGCAAGCGCAACCTCAAACGCATCAACAACCCTGACGATGTGATGTCGATGCCATACGCCATTGTGGCGACCCGCCAGCGCTTCAACATCTACGCCGGTAACTACTGATGAAAACGCCAATTCTTGGCTCATCGTATGTAGCCCGCAGCGTCAATGCTGCCGACAATAGGTGCGTGAACCTGTTCCCCGAAGTCATCCCCGAAGGTGGCAAAGAAGCAGGTTTTTTGTCGCGTTGCCCTGGCCTGAAGTTTTTGCAAACAGTTGGCACCGGCCCTGTTCGCGGGCTGTGGGCGCACCAGACAAACGGGTCTGACTTCTATGTTGCGTCCGGCCAACAGTTTTTTAAGCTCAGTAGCCTGACCGGCACGCCTACGCTGCTGGGCACCATCTCAGGCACGGGGCCGGTGTCGATTGCCGACAACGGCACGCAGTTGTTTATTGCTTGCAATCCGCGCAGCTACATTTACAACGAAACCCTCAACACGTTTGCTGAGATCACTGACATTGACTTTCCAGGCGCAGTGACGGTTGGCTACTTGGACGGCTACTTCGTTTTCAACGAGCCAGACAGCCAAAAAGTGTGGGTGACTCAGTTGTTTGAGGGCACTCAAATTGACCCGCTAGATTTCGCCAGCGCTGAAGGTTCACCGGACGGTTTGGTCGGCTTAATTGTTGATCACCGCGAAGTTTGGCTGTTTGGCACTGACTCGGTTGAAGTCTGGTACGACGCCGGTTTGGCCGACTTCCCGCTAGCGCGCATTCAAGGTGCGTTCAATGAAATCGGTTGCGTAGCCGCTTTTTCTATCGCCAAACTTGACAACGGCTTGTTTTGGCTGGGCACGGACGCCCGTGGGCAAGGCATCGTTTATCGGGCCAACGGCTACACCGGCCAGCGAGTGTCTACGCACGCCATTGAGTACGCCATTGCTCAGTACGGCAACATATCCGACGCTGTAGCCTACACATACCAGCAAGAAGGCCACGCCTTCTATGTGCTGTCGTTCCCTTCGGCCAACGCCACATGGGTTTACGATGTCGCCACACAAGCATGGCATGAGCGCGCTGGCTGGGACAACGGCGCGTTCACCCGCCATCGGTCAAACTGCCAGTGCAATTTCGGCGGCAACATCATCGTTGGCGATTACGAAAACGGCAACATCTACGTCTTTGACTTGGATGTGTACGCTGACAACAGCGGCATCCAAAAGTGGCTGCGGTCGTGGCGGGCTATCCCTACCGGCCAAAACAACCTCAAGCGAACCTCGCAGCACACCCTTCAGCTTGATTGCGAGGCAGGCGTAGGCATCAATAACGGTCAAGGCAGCGACCCACAGGTCATGTTGCGCTGGTCTGATGACGGCGGGCACACTTGGTCAAATGAATACTGGCAGTCGATTGGCAAGATCGGCCAGTATTTTAAGCGCGTCATTTGGCGTCGGTTGGGCATGACGCTCAAGCTGCGTGACCGCGTGTATGAGGTGTCAGGCACTGATCCGGTAAAGATTGCAATCGTAGGCGCAGAAGTTTATGTGACGCCGACCAATGTCTGAAGTCAACATAACAAACATACCCTCGTCGCGTGTCGATCTTATCGATCCACGCACGGGGTTGATGTCGCGCCAGTGGTATCGCTTTTTTCTAAACCTGTTCAACCTGACCGGCGGCGGCAACAACCCGACATCGCTGGAAGAATTGCAAATTGGCCCCCCGAGTGGCGGCGGCGAGAGCGCGTTTGGTACGGTGACATCGGTTGCAATGTCAGTGCCCACCGGCCTTTCTGTTGCTGGCTCCCCGATCACTTCAGCAGGCACGCTGGCCGTGTCCTACGCCAGCGGGTACGCTATCCCTACAACGGCCAAGCAAACGCAATGGGACACCGCATATGCTGAACGCCAGCAATGGGACGGCGGGGCGACCAACCTGGTTGCAGCCACTGGCCGTACATCGTTAGGCGCTACGACTGTTGGCGGCAACTTCTTCACGCTGCCCGACCCTAGCGCGATTACCTTTATCCGCGTCAATGCCGACAACACTGTCTCCACGCTTGACGCGGCAACCTTTCGCACGGCCATCGGCGCGGGCACTGGCGGCGGTACAGTTACATCGGTCAGCGGAACCACTGGCAATATAACCAGTACGGGCGGGGCAACGCCGGTGATTGACTTGGCTAGCGGCATTGTGACTGCCGGCACTTACGGCTCGTCTGCGTTAATCCCCGTGGTTACGGTGGACACCTATGGCCGCGTGACTACAATCACTACAGCCGCCAATCCACAAGGCACAGTCACGTCTGTTTCGGGTGCAGGCACAGTTAGCGGGTTAACCCTAACAGGCACTGTCACCAGTTCTGGCAGCTTGACGCTGGGTGGCACGCTGGCCGTTACGCCGTCAGATTTTGCTTCCCAGACAGCCAACACCTTCTTGGCCGCACCCAACGGCGCGCCAGGCGTGCCCACATTCCGCGCCATTGTGGCTGCCGATGTGCCTACGCTTAACCAGAACACCACAGGAACGGCCGCAAACGTCACAGGCGTGGTAGCCCTTGCCAACGGCGGTACGGGCCAAACAACGGCTGCTGCGGCCATTACAGCCCTATCGGGCACGCAGACATCAGGCTACTACCTGCGCTCCAACGGCACAAACACGCTGCTGGCTGCTATCCAAGCCGCCGATGTGCCTACGCTCAACCAGAACACCACTGGGACTGCTGCCAACGTCACGGGCGTGGTAGCCATCGCCAATGGCGGCACAGGCCAGACAACGGCCACAGCGGGCTTTGATGCTTTGTCGCCTACCACTACCAAGGGTGACCTGATCGTTCGCAACGGGACGAACAACGTCCGGCTGCCTGTCGGGACGGACACCTACGCGCTGGTGGCCGATTCGACTACGGCGACAGGCGTCAAATGGGCGTCCGTGGGCGCGTCCCTGACGATTGCCAACGACACCACAACGGCCACAAACCTGTACCCGACCTTCTTGACGGCTACCTCTGGCACGGCTGCCACGCTGTACACAGGCGATGCCAAGCTGCTGTACAAGCCGTCTACGGGCGAATTTACAGCCCCCGCGCACATCTCCAGCAACGGCATCACAATTAACAGCACAACGGTGTCTACAAGCTATACTATCGCCAGCGGGAGTGCTGGTGTGTCGGCTGGCCCAATGACAGTCGCCAGCGGCGTCGTAGTGACTGTATCTTCCGGTTCCCGCTGGGTTGTTCTCTAAAAGGACTGATGTATGACTGTAACGGCCAAAAATTTAGTGCCTGCAAAAATTGTTGAGGATTCTCAAACAACGCAGTACACCGCCAACAATGTCACTACGATCATTGACAAGTTCACGGCCACCAACTTTAGCGCTAGCACTGCAACGATCAGCGTCAACTTGGTAACGCCAGCCGGCACAGCCGGCAACTTAAATCTGATCACAAAGCTAAAGTCGTTGTCGCCATCAGAGGTGTACACCTTCCCTGAGCTAGTGGGGCAGATCATTCCCGTTGATGGATTTATTTCAACTATTGCCAGCGCTGCCGCCAGCATCAACATGCGCGTCAGTGGGCGGGAAATATCGTGACAACTCGCGTTGTTGACGACCGCGAAACAGCGCTGCGCGTAGGCTATGAAGCTACGGATTGGGCTACGCCAGTGACGTTTGAAAATTATTGCGCTGGATTGAAAGATTGGTCTATCAGTACAATTGAACGCGACGGCAACCCGATTGGCGCGGCGTACAAAAAAAATGATGAGTTACATTTTTCAATCTTGCCCCTTTGGCGTAAAAAATGGTTCACAAAAAATTTGATGAAAACTTTTCTTTTGTCAGGTAGAGTGACCACTAAAATATCACCAGGCCACGACTATATGTACGGCATATTGAAACGCCTTGGATTTAGCGAATCGGCTGACGGCATGTTGGTCAAGGAGAATTAAAATGGGTATTGAAGCCGCAATTTTTGGTAGCGCAGTATTAGGTAGCATGTCTGCAAGCGAAGCGGCGGATACGCAAGCGGCAGCGGCTGAAAAAGCCGGCGATCTTAGCTTGCAAGTTGCAAAAGCGCAGATTGCTTCGCAAGAAAAACAATTTGCCGCACAAACGGCGCTTCAAGAGCCTTGGCGTCAAGCCGGCATTGGCGCGCTTAACAAGCTAACGGCTGCGTCTGACTACACACCGTTTGGCGCGGAACAATTTCAGGCTGACCCAGGCTATGCGTTTCGGCTGGCTGAAGGCCAGAAGGCGCTTGACAGGTCAGCCGCTGCACGCGGCGGTTTGATCTCTGGCAGCGCATTGAAGGCGGCCAGCCGCTACGGTCAAGAGATGGGTTCGCAGGAATACCAAAACGCTTTTAACCGTTACCAAGCTGAACGTTCTGCCAAGCTTGGCCCGTTGCAATCATTGGCCGGTGTTGGTCAAAGCGCAACGCAAGCGCTTGGCAGCGCCGGTGAGTCCATGACCAGCGGCTCTAACGCTGCGCTGGGCGCATACGGTTCGCAAGCCGGTGCAGCCCTTGGTGCTGCTGGTCAAGCCCGCGCATCAGGTTACATGGGCGGCGCAAACGCGCTGTCGCAAGGCATTGGTCAGTATATGGGATACAACCAAAATCAGCAAATGATGAACATGCTGGGTCAAAATCGCGGCTATGGCGGCGGCGGAATGGCTTACACAGCCGAAGCAGGTTTTGCCAACACTCCGTCATATTTGGTTCGGTAAGGAATAAACATGGCACTTGTAGACCCCACCATTGCAATGAGTTTTCGCATGCCTGAAATGCCAAATCAAATGGCAAATTACGCGCAAATGCCTTGAAGATGCAAGAAGCTCAAGCGGCCATGCAAGAGCGCAACGCGCTGCGCCAACTTAACCCCGCAGCCGAGGATTACGAAAACCAACTGTTTCGCGTAAACCCAACATTAGGGATTGCGTACCGCAAAGAACGCAGCGCAGCAGACGCAAGCGCTGCGGCAACTACAGCCAGCCAAGCAGCGGCGGCTAAATCAGGGTTTGACCTTAAAACTGCACAACGTACTTTTCTTGACAAACTTAAACTTGAATTGTCTGATAACCCATCCGACGAAAATGTTGCCGCGTTTGGGCAAGATGCTTTGCTT